AGTTCACACTCGACGCCAGCACGCTCGACGGCGACGACGTGCTCGACGGCACGCTCGACGGCGTCGACATCAGCGCCTACGTTCAAAACCTCAACATCAACCGAGGCCGCAGCGACGAGTTCAGCGCGTTCAGAGCCGGCAGCGCCGGCGTCGCCCTCGTCAACAACGACCGCCGGTTCGACCCCATCAACGAGGCGTCGCCGTATTGGGATGTCGCGCAAGGCAAATCGGGCGTCACGCCGCGCCGCAAACTCGTTATCGCGTCGGGCGACAACGTACTGTTCACCGGCCGCCTCGCCGACGTTGACGTCGACTACGACCACCACCTGAGCACGGTCACGTTTCAGGCGGCAGACGAGTTTGCGCTGCTGGCCTCCACCGCGATTAGCGCCGACGTCACGCCCGCCTCGGAACTGTCCGGGGCGCGCGTCGAGGCGATACTCGACCGCCCGGAGGTCAACTATCCCGCCGACACGCGCGCAATCGACGCCGGCACCGCGACGCTCGGCGACCAAGTCATCAACGCCAACACCAACACGCTCGCCTACCTGCAAACCGTTGCCGCCACCGAGCAAGGCCTGTTCTACGCGGCCGCCGACGGCACGCTGACCTTCACCGACCGACTGACTACGCAGTTCGCCACGCCGGTTGCCACGTTCACCGACGCCGGCGGCGGCATCCCCTACCGCACTATCAGCACCAAGTACGGCCAAGAGTTCCAATACAACCGTGTGCAGGTCACGCGCGAGGGCGGCGTGACGCAATCTGCCGACGTCGCCGCTAGTCAGGCCGAGTACGGCGTGTCTACGCTCGCGCTCGACAATCTGCTGTTCGACGACGACACACAATCAGCCGACCTCGCCGACACGCTCGTCAACCTCTACGCCTACCCTGAATACCGGTTCACCGACCTCACTATCGCCCTCCACGCCCTCGCCGCCGCCGACCGCGCCATCGTCAACGGCATCGAACTCGGCGACATCGTGACCGTTGAACGCACGTTCGCCGTCGGCTCGCCCGCCTCGGTCAGCGAAGAATACGCTATCGGCGGCATACAGCACCGCATAGGCGTCAATATCCACGACGTAGTGCTGCGGCTGGCCACCGCCCAACTCGTGTTCCAGTTCGTGCTCGACGACGCTTCCTTCGGCACGCTAGACACCGATAACGCCCTCGCCGCGTGACGCTCCCCTAGACGACGGCTACGCGGGAGGCGCGTAGCCGCCGCCAGCCGTCGCGGAGAAGGGGAACGCTAGGCCGAGCCCGACACTACCACGACGCTAACCACCGTCGCAATCGGCACGCATAGCACGCCGTCGAGCGCGCCGTCGGCGCCGACGGATTGCGCTACGACGACGTGTGCCGGTTTGCCGTCAGGCACGAGCCAACCGCAGGTGACGACCTCGTAGGGCTCGCGGTCGAGGTCGTCGGCATACGTCCAACTCGTTTCGCTGTGCGCATCGCGCCACGTCACTACCACGTGCGCCAAGTCAGTCGTCGTCATCGCCGTCGTCGCAGGTCGTAATCGGTCGACGTCGGCAGCGGCACGGCATCACCACGCCTCGCGTTTGCGGTCGACGCAAAACACCGGCGACTGAATGGTGATGTTGTGCTCAGGCGTGACGATAGCGAGCGCCTGTTGCGGCACCTCGAACGCAAAGTTGTTGACGGCGGCGTACTCATCCCATCCTTTGAGGCTGCCGTTGACGACGAGAGACGGCGACGGCAGGTACTGATGCCAGTGACCCATCCATAACGTCTGAAACGACGCGCCGGTAGCGAGGTATCGTTGCGCCTTGCGGGCTCGCAGACGCATTATCGGCGGGTAGATGCCGCCTATGCCGCCGCCGCCGCTGACTTGGTCGCCGTGCGTCAGCAGGTGGCCGTGATTGTAGACGTTGACGAGGGCGTCGGCGCCGTCGGGGATGTCAAACGTGATGCGTTTGTCGGCGAGGTGCCGCTCGACGACCTTTGCGAGCAGCCAATCGAAGTTGGTGCGGGCTCGAAGTTTGGCGCGCGGTTTACGAGTGGCGCGGCCGTGATTGCCGACGACCGACGCGACGTGCAAGCGCTTGAACTCGGTCGACAGCACGTGCAGAGCGGCCGCAACACGCTCTGACCAATACCAGCACGAGCCAATCATCGTGTCCTCGTTGGTCTCAGTCAGTTCCTCGTGTATGTCGCCGCTGAATAGGTCGCCGCCAAGCAGCACGACGCAGCCGTCATACTTGACGCCGGCGAGATAATGCCGAGAAAGTTTGACGACGTTGCGCGCCCACGCGGCGAGCCGCAACTCGGCGATGTTGCGGTTGTAGGCGTTGAGGCCGTCGACCTCTTCGGGCTGCACGACCTCGTCGAAGTGGGTGTCGCTCAGCATCACGACGAGCGTAGCCGCCTTGGCGGCCGGTTTAGGTGGCGCGAGCCACTGAGGCGGCGTAATGTCGCCCTGTGCGACGCGCTCGACGACGTTGAGCGCCCGCAACGCTTGGTCAAGTTGCTGCCGCGTCTGCTCGGCGGCGTACACAGCGGCGTCGCGCTCGCGTTTTATGCGCGCGACCTCGTCGGCCGCCTCGTCACTGAACTGTTGGCGTAGAGACATTGACGCCTCGGCGGTAGTTGCTGACGACGCTCTCGGAGAGGGAGAAACCGCGCCGCTTCATCACTCTGATAATTGCTACGGCGCTTAGCGCTCGGTTGTCGAGAGCCGCTAGAAACTCGGCGCGGTCTTGCTCGTCGAGCGCGTCGGCAATCTCTTGGATACGGCCTCGTCGGCGCGGCGCCGCCGCGCACTCGGCCTCAATCTCGTCGAGCAGGCGCCCCACCATATCTCCCCTCGTCGTGATTTTGCAGGTGTTTGTCGAGTTTGTCGTCGACGCGATGGATGACGTTGACGGCGTGCTGAACGGCGCCCATCACAAGCGCGTGGTCGTCTTTGTTGTCGCGGCGGCCGCGCTGAATGAGGGCGACGATGACGCCGCCGACGGCCGTGATTGTTGCGACGACGAGCGCCGACGCGCCGGCCTCCATCACGTCACGCTCGACCTAAACGCCTGTCTCACGCGTTCAACGGTAGCAGTAGGCGCAAGTTCTACGTGGAACCACTGACCGTAGGGCGCGCCCGTAATCGTCGGGCGCTCGTAGCGTTGCCACGCGGCGCGGTCGCAACGCCAGCCGCGACCGTGCGGCGGGCAGTAGTAGTCGAGCGCGAGGTCGAGGTCGAGCGCGTCTGCGTGTTGAATCAGGTGCCGAATAGCGGGCAGCGCAATCGTCTTGTAGTCGCCTGTCCAGCCGCAATCCCACGCACGGCCGGTGCTGTGCACCGACGGCGACGTCTTGCCGCGCATAGGCCGCACGACGTAGGTGCCGAGGTTCGTCAGGTTAGGGTAGCGCGACATTAGCGAGAGACGCAGAGCCGCGAGCGCCGGATGCTCGCCGGCCGCGTCGCCGTCGTAGCCGGTGTAGCGGCGAGCCGTCACGCGCCTCGACCAAACGCGCGGTCGCGCGGATTCAGCCATCTGAGCAACGGCGGCAGTAGGGCGGCGACCGCCGCTTTGGCGAGGTCGACCGGCTCGTAGTTGCCGGTTGCGGCGACCGCGAGCGCGGCGCCGAGGGCGCTGCGAAGATACGATGCGAGCATCGCCTTCTGTTTCTTATTCATCGTCGGTTGCTCCAATCGGTGTCGGTGATACGAACACATCGTTCGCCGCATCATAGGTATCCCCAATGCCTGCGTACTTGCCACGAAAGTTCGCGTTGTAAGAAGTCTGTCGCCATTCGCCCGACAAGCCGAGCGATGCGATGAACGCCTGACCTGCCGCTTCGCTCTCTGGGAAGTCGCCGCCGCCGCAATCGTCGTTGCCGACGACGATGACTTCACGCACCACACCGTTCTCAATCTTTGCGAAGTGTGCCATTACGCCACCGTCAAACTTCCTGAGCCGTTGAACTGGAAATACGAATAGCCGCCGCCTGCGTCTGTTGGTGTCGCTGAAGTTGCGCCGCTTGCGCTCACCGTCAAACCTGTTGCGTCGCTCGTCAGGTAGC